GATTTGTGTAAAGGTATTTGCACAGCAGGACACGTTCCATATGAGGACTTCGTTTATTCATCTAAGTATTTAGAGGGGGCATTATTATGTTACCTTAAAAGAAGAAACATTGTAGCTCCTAACAAACCAGCCGATAGACAAGAACGTATGGATGCCATTAGAGAAAATGGCGAGGAGAAGTTTATTGGGGCATATGTTAAGGCACCTATCGTTGGTAAGTATGATTGGATATATGACTTGGATTTAACTTCACTATACCCATCAATTATTATGACAACTAATATTTCTCCTGAAACTAAAGTGGCTAAGATTTCAAATTGGGATGCACAAAAGTTTATGAAAGGTGAGATTGATACTTTCAATATTGGTGAGAAAACTATTACAAAAGAAAATCTTAGAAAATTATTAGATGAAAGCAAATATGCAGTATCATCTAATGGTGTATTATATAGAACTGATAAAGTAGGTTGTATTCCTGATATTCTGAATACTTGGTTTAATGAACGTGTTGAATTCCGTAAACTAGAAAAGAAATATGGTGAGGAAGGAGATAAAGAAAAATATGCATTCTATAAGAAAAGACAGCACGTACAAAAAATCTTATTGAACTCTTTGTATGGAGTATTGGGATTACCCGCATTCCGTTTCTATGATGTGGATAACGCTGAAGCGGTAACACTAACAGGTCAGACTGTAATTAAATCTACGGCTGAGATGGCTAACATTAAATACAATAAAGAGTTAGGAACAACTGGACAAGATTTCAACATATACATTGATACTGATTCGGTATTCTTTTCAGCAGTTCCATTATTAGACCATAGACACCCTGAATGGAAGCAAATGGATGATAAGGAAATTGCATTATTGGTGGATGGTATTGCAGGTGAAACGCAAGATTTCTTAAATAACTTTTATAATATTCTTGCTGAGAAAGTATTCAATGTAGATAAATCAAAACATAGATTCCAAATCAAAAAAGAATTCGTAAGTAGAAGTGGTATTTGGATTGCTAAGAAACGATACGCTCAATGGATTATTGCGGAGAATGGATTGCCGGTGGATAGGTTGGATGTGAAAGGATTGGACGTAGTTCGTTCATCATATCCAGCAGAATTTCGTAAGTTTATGAGTGAAGTTCTTATTGCAATTTTGAGAGGTGATGATGAGATGACATTAACTGATAAGATATATGATTTTAAGAAAGCTTTATCTACTATGAGTGTTGTTAGTATAGCTAAGAACTCAGCAGTAAAAGAATTATCAAAATATATTCCAAAGAAAAAAGATAATAGAGCAATGTTCCAATTTAATAGTGGAACTCCTGCACACGTTAAGGCCGCAATTGCACATAATCAATTATTAGTTCACTATAAATGTCCAACTAAACATGAACCTATGAGAAATGGTGATAAAATTAAATGGGTATATTTGAAACAAAATCCATTTGGATTAGATGCGGTTGGTTTTAAAGGTTACAATGACCCGGAGGAAATAATGGACTTAGTAAGAACCTACATTGATTATGACAAGATTTTTGAGAGAGAATTACTTAAGAAATTGGAGGATTTCTATGGGGCTCTTGGGTGGGGTGAGGTACTTTCTTCACAAAAGACAGCTGAACAATTCTTTTCTTTCTAAAAGATTTGGTAGTTTCAGGTATTTTTCGTATATTTGTATAACAAATTAAAACATAAATTAAAATTTCAATTATGAACAAAGGCAAATTTGATGGTTTCGTAAATCGTTACAACTTAGGTGGTGAGATTGAATCCGTTATGGTAAAATCCGATGACAAGAACTTATCGGTAAGAATGATTTCAGATGACAAAACCTTATTAGGTGATGTTACAGTAGTGGGTGATGAATTTCCAAATGGTGAATTTGGTATTTACACTACATCGCAATTAAAAAGCTTGTTGAGTGTATTAGATGATGCTATCACTGTAGAAGAAGTGACTGGTGCATTGAAATTCTCTGATAAGAAAACAAAGGTACAATATATGTTAGCAGCACCATCGGTGATTCCTGCGGTACCTGATTTAAAAGCATTACCTCCATTCGATACGGAAGTTGCTTTGGATGATGAGTTTGTAAATAAATTCATTAAATCAAAAGGAGCATTAGCTGACGCTGATACTTTCACATTTACTATCAAAGGTGGTAAGGCTGAAATTATCTTAGGTTACTCATCAATTAACTCAAATAGAATTTCTATTGGTGTTGATGCAACCGCTAAAGAAGATATTGAACCAATTGCATTTTCTGCAAAGTATTTGAAAGCTATCTTAATGGCTAACAAAGGTTCTAAAACATCTTCATTGAAAATCTCATCTAAGGGATTATCGCATGTATCATTTACTGATGGAGATTACACTTCAAACTATTACTTAGTAGAAATTAAATAATTATTATGAGCTTTTGGGATACTGAACCACAAAAACCTGTCTTTGACTTTGAATCTGAAAAAGCAAAGTTAATAGAAAATATGGACTACCTTATGACGATGTCTGTTCAAGAACAAACATTGTATAAGAAGTGGGTAGAATTGCAAGAACCAACTATGATTCAAGCAAAAGCCCAAATAGCATCATACTACGATTCGCAATGGAAACCAACTGATATCAACAATAAGGAGCTAACGATAAAAGAAATTGAATCGTTAGACCCTTACGTTGAGATTGTAGAGGACCCAAAAGAATCTACTAAGTGGGCAGCGGTAAGACGTATGATTCACACAATGGATTTTACAGCAAACCCTGGTCGTAATGTAAAGATTAATGTAAAGGATAGAGTGAGTGGAAAATTATTAGGACAAATTTCATTAGCATCCGATGTAACGGCTATGGGAGTTAGAGATAACTTCATTGGTTGGAGTAAGGATAATAAGTTTGTTGATGGTAAACTAAACAACACTACTATTGCTTCTACTATTGTATGTACTCAACCATTAGGTTATAACTTTTTAGGTGGTAAGTTAATCGCTATGATGACAACTACACCGGAGGTTAGAGCATATTGGAAAGAGAAGTATAAGAACGTATTGATTGCAGTGGGTACAACATCACTTTACGGAATACATTCTCAATACAATGGTATCCCTTTATTTAAAACATTAGGAGAATCAGCTGGTAAGATTAGTTTGAAGCCGGATGATAAATTCTATGACCCATGGCATCAATGGATTAAAGAACATCATGCTGAATGGTATTCTGAAAACATTACCGAAGAAAGAGCTCGTAATGGTGCTAATATGGGATATGATAGAAACGGACCTGTTAGTGGTATAAAACAAAAAATATTGGGAAAGATTTTTAAAGAGTGTGGTATTAAGGGAACTGAATATCATCACGGATTTAAAAGAGGTGTTTATATGGCAATGATGTATGAAAACGGATGTGAGTATCTTAGAAACGAAATCACCGAAGATAAATTAATCCTTAAAGATAAGTTTAAGCAAGGAACTGAATATATTAACAAATGGTGGAAGAAACACGCAATCAGTAGATATACAAAACTACATGATGAAGGAAGAATTAAACCCGAACACTTATTCTACATAGATGCTATTGGAATTAGTTGGGAAGAAATGAAAGCTAAATACCTATCAGAAGTAGGGAGATAAAAATAAAAACAAAAATTATGGCAAAGGCTAAAAAAACAAAAAAAGAAGAAGTAGCAATTGAAGAACAACCAATTGGTAATATTGCACTAGCACAAAAAAAGTATGAAGAATGTGAGTGGTGTTTTCAATTCGATGAAGATGTACCACAAATATTTGCTTGGACTGATTCTGAAATGAATAAAGAAGAAGACCCAAAAGTAATATTCACAATTACAAATATAGAAGATTCATTTATATCATTTCAACATAAAAGTGGAAAAGTATTTAAATTGTTTGCAAGAGAATTGACAAATGAAGGTAAATCATTAAGAGATGAGCAAAGAGAGTTATATAAAAAAGCAAATTTACAAAATGAAAGTACGAATAAAGAAGCTTAATGAAAACGCAGTTATTCCATCTTACGCAAAAGATGGAGATGCTGGTATGGATTTAGTAGCAACTAGAATTATATCCAATACAACATTTGATGTTAGTTATGGTACTGATTTAGCAATGGAAATTCCTAACGGATTTGTAGGATTAGTATTTCCTCGTTCATCGATTAGAAAATATGAGTTAGCACTATCTAATTCAGTTGGTGTAATTGATAGTGGATATAGAGGAGAGTTACAAGCTACATTCAAAAAAGAAAATGGATTAGATTCACTTGCATATAAAGTAGGTGATAGAATTGCACAAATTATAATTATTCCATATCCTCCAATTGAGTTTGATGAAGTAGCTGAGTTATCGGATACTGAAAGAGGTGATGGTGGATTTGGTTCAACTGGAAAATAAAAAATAAAATATGTTTATAGAACAAGCACCTGAGAAGGTAAATAATAGTTTATGGGTAGAAAAATACAGACCCAATATTTTAGATAATTACGTTGGTAATGAAAGTTTAAAAGAGAAAGTAAGATTATACATTGAAAGAGGTGATATTCCACATTTACTTTTACATGGTAAAGCTGGAACTGGAAAAACTACATTAGCAAAATTAATTGTAAAATCAATTGATTGTGATTATATGATTATCAATGCATCCGATGAGAATGGTGTTGATACTATTAGAGAGAAGATTAAAAATTTCGCATCTTCAATGGGATTTAAACCATTTAAAATTCTAATATTAGATGAGGCCGATTACTTAACACATCAAGGCCAAGCGATTCTTCGTAATGTGATGGAAACATTTTCAGCACACTGTAGATTTATTTTGACTTGTAATTATGTTGATAAAATCATACCTCCTATTCAAAGTAGATGTCAATCTTTTCAAATTATTCCGCCAACTAAAAAAGATGTAGCAATTCAAATAAGCAACATTTTAAATGCGGAGAATGTTGAATTTGATGTAAAGGATTTAGTTCCTATTATTGATGCATCGTATCCTGATATTCGTAAGGTTATAAATACATGCCAATCTAATTCTTTTAAAGGTAAGTTGAAAGTAGATGTATCTAATTTATTGGAAAATGATTATAAAACAAAAATCATTAATATCCTATCTTCAAAGGATGATAAGAGAAATAAGTATATGAAAGTAAGACAAGCTCTTATTGATTCTAAAGCAAACGATTTTACGGATTTATATACAGCCTTATATGATAAGGTGGAAGAATATGGTGGAGAAAATACTTCTAACGTAATCCTTTTATTAGGAGATGGTGTAAGTAAATCAGCAGTAGCAATTGATAAAGAAATTATCGCAGCAGCTACATTAATTCAAATTTTAAATATTATATAATGGCTAACATTTTAGGAGCAGGTGGGCAACCAATCGGAGGACAAGAAGAAGTAAAAATACCTTTAGAAAAAACCGAAGCAATCGGATGTAAGAAATGTGGTGGTGAGATTTTCGTACAAGGGTTTGGATTTCGTAAGATTTCAAAGTTATTAACTGGCAAACCAAAAGATGAAGTTCTACCCGTAGAATTATTCTTATGTGGTGATTGTGGTGAAGTATTAAATGAATTATTACCTCCGGGTTTAAAAGTAGAAGAAGAAGCATAATATGGCTAAAACATTATTCGACCATCTAAACGCAATTTGTGATAAGAAAGACCCAAAGTATTGGGACACACTTGATGAGAGTGATAAAAAGACATGGAGTAACTATATGATACTCCGTTTTCTTTCTATGAAACCTGAGTGGATAGAACTAATCGCAGATATACAACCTTATATACAAGAGGCTCCACCTAAAGCAATGTATCTTTGTCTAATTGGATTGATTCCAAAGACAAGAGCATTTCTAAAATATATGAAACCAGCTTCATCTGAAAAGTATGAAGATTGGATAGTTAAGTTAGTAGCTCAATATTATGAGGCATCTGAAACCGAAGCTGAGGATTATCTTAAAATCCTATATGAGACTACCAGTGGTAAGTTACATATTAAAGAAATAGCTGAATCGTATGGTACTGACCCTAAACAAATTACAAAGCTAAAACTAAAGGTTTAGATTTGGTAATCTCGGGTATTTTTCGTATCTTTATATAAATAAAAACAATGGCAAAAGTATCATTTTCGCAGTACTCTATGTGGAGTAGCTGTCCGCATCAATATAAATTAAACTACATAGATAAGTTAGGTGAGAGTTCATCTAATGTTCATACTATCTTTGGAACTGCTATGCATGAAACAATCCAACATTACCTATCAGTTATGTATGGTGTTTCTAAAAAGCAAGCAGATGAAATCAATATGGATAAACTCCTATTGGAAAAAATGAGAGAAGCTTATAAAACTGAAGCTGATAAAATGAGTGAAGGAACTCCTTGTACTCAAATTCAATTAGAAGAATTCTACGGAGATGGTAGGAGAATATTAGCTTGGCTAAACAAGCATATGCACAAATTCTACTCAAAGAGTGGATTTGAGTTAGTAGGTATTGAGATTCCATTGAACGCAACTATTAAAGAAGGTGTGTACTTTATTGGATTTATTGATATTGTTATTAGAGATTTAGCAT